AGTAGAAAACTTCATTGAAGATAATTTAGAGGAGTTTGCCTTTGGTGAATAGCAGTAGCCATTGCATATAACGGTTTGCGTATATGAGAAGTGGCACTTGTAGAATGTTGAAATTAAGCAGAATGTTTCTGTGCCATTTCTTATATACGCTGTTAGCAGTAGTACGGATTTAAACCACAAATGCTTAATCGAAGAACTGAACCTTTTTCTTTTCTTTTTTGAGCGTTGGCAAAATTAATTTGAAAAATTAAAAATATGAATATAGAATTGATACAAGGTAATTGCCTAACTGAAAGCGATAAAATCAAAGATGGTAGTGTTGATTTAATACTTACTGATTTACCTTATGGAACAGTGACAAATATCGCAAGTAGTGAAAGTGTAAAACATGGTATGCAAAATAAAACCACTTGGGATAATGTGATTGATACCGATAAGATAATGAGTATTGCAAATAGAATTTTGCGTAAAAATGGTAAGATGGTTTTATTTGCACAACAACCATTTACAACAGAATTGATTAGTAAACAAGTTGCAAATGTTCCTTTTAACTATTGTATGATTTGGAAGAAAGACCACTTTGCTAATAGTTTGATTGCTAAAAAAGCACCTTTGAATTATTACGAAGATGTTTTGGTTTTTAGCAAAACACACGATTTTGAGGGAATACACCCATTAAGACCATACTTTAAAAAGGTGCTTGAATATATTGGATTGAAAAAGAAAACTATTGTTGAAGCTATTGGGCAAAGTGCTGACCATTGTTTTAGAGTTGATAGTTCTCAATTTTCGCTTTGCACTGAAAAAACATACAATAAAATAATTGAAGTGTATGTAATTGATAAAATGAATGGATTTAGAACATTTGCAGATATATCAACTGAAAGTGATGGGTTAAATTCTACATTTAATTTATGGGAAGGTGGGAAGTTTAAAAGTAATGTTTTGGAATATAAAAAAGACTATGAAGGATTGCACCCAACACAAAAACCAATATTACTTTTAGAAGATTTGATAAAAACATTCTCTAATGAAAATGATTTGATTGTGGATTTAAGTATGGGCAGTTGCTCAACTGGAATTGCTTGTATTAATACAAACCGTAATTTTATCGGTATTGAATTAGACGAAAATTATTATAATATTTCAAAAAAGAGGGTGGAAGAAAAAAGAAAAGAAAAAGATTTTAACCTAATAACTTCATTCGGAGATGGAATGTAGTATTACTGCTAACGTATGGGTATTGGCGAAGTTGCCGAACCGAAAGCTAAATTGAAAAACAATAGTTGAAATTATGGACAAAAGTTTAATTGAAAAACAGAACGGCAATTTTGCCAATACCGTGTTAGGTGCAGTGCCTTCTGTGGTGTATAATGAGGATTGTGTAGAGGGTTTAAAACGCTTTTCAGATAATCATTTTGACTTGGCAATAGTTGACCCGCCTTATGGAATTGGAATGCACAAAGCACAAGGAACAACCAAAGCAAAACCTAAAAAATGGTGCGGTGGAGAGTGGGATAATGAAACGCCTACTACTGAATATTGGAACGAACTTTTTAGGGTGTCAAAAAATCAAATTGTGTGGGGTGCAAATTACTTTATGGAAAATCTAAACAGCGGTAAAAAATGGATTGTTTGGGATAAAATGTTAGACCAAGACCAAAGTCATTTAGAATTAGCGTGGACTTCATTTATAGGAGCTGAAAGAATGTATAGATATTCAAGAAGTAAATTACAAGGATTTCAAAACCCAAATAGATTTCATCCAACTGAAAAGCCAATTTCACTTTATGAATTTTTGATAAAGGAATTTGCAAAACAAGGAGATTTAATTCTTGATACTCATTTAGGTAGTGGAAGCTCCCGAATTGCAGCGTATAAAGGCGGGTTCAACTTTGTAGGATTTGAAATAGACAAGGAATATTATGAGAAACAAGAAAAGCGTTTTAAAGATTTTGTCAGCCAACTCCGAATGTTTTAGGGTGTCCGCTGGCATTGCACCTAACTCGCAGATTGGCGAATGTTTATTGCGTAAATCAAATTGTAGCTTCATCTAAAAATTAATATATTGTAGTCATTCGAGATTTATTATTAATTTTGTGGCATGGCAAAAGTTGCAAGTAAAAAAATAAGCGAACTGATCCCCGATGACAAGAATTTCAACAAGGGTTCAGAGTACGGAAATTCACTAATTGAAAAGTCCTTTGAAAAGTTTGGTGCAGGAAGGTCGATTTTAATAGACAAAAATAACAAAATCATTGCAGGGAATAAATCTACAGAAAACTATTCATCTAGCGGAGGCGAGGATATAATTATTGTCGAATCCGATGGCACTAAATTAATTGCAGTTAAAAGAATGGACATCGACCTAGATACGCCACTAGGTAGAGAAATGGCACTTGCTGACAATGCCACCGCAAAAGCAAATATAGTTTGGGCTGAAGATGTGATTGCTACGGAGTTAGGAGTTGAAGTTGGTGAAAGCTGGGGAGTGGATATGGGAAAGGAAATACCCGAAGCCGAAGAGGACAATTACGAGATACCCGATACTATTGAAACGGATATTGTTTTAGGTGATTTGTTTGAAATTGGAGAGCATAGATTGTTGTGTGGAGATAGTACCGATTCGGATTCAGTGGCTAAACTTATGAATGGAGAGAAAGCGGATATGGTGTTTACTGATCCACCGTATAATGTAGACTACGAAGGAAAAACAAAAGAAAAATTAAAAATTCAAAATGACAAGCATTGTAATCATTGACCGTATGCGAAAACTTGACCCGACATTAGTAATAAAACGAAACGGTGAACCGTATGAAGCCAAATAAGCAACAATATGTTGATTTTATTATAAATGAGTTAATCAAGGGAAATGTTAGCTATTCTGATGTTTCTTTAGTATTCTTTAGTAAATTTAAGTTGAGCGTTCCAACATTTGCAAAGTATTGGAAAATTGCCAACGAGACGCACAGGGCTACCCAAAAAGAGGCTCAACAAGCAATAAAGGATATAACCATAGAGACGGCAGTTGAAGGCGCAAAACAAGGCTTAAAATCAAAATTAGAATTTGTACTTGAGATTCAAAAAATGCTCGATGACGATATTTACGAGGAATCGGTATTGGATTTAAAGACAGGCAGGGTTACTCGCTTCCATCGTAAGTTAACCCCACTTGAACGTAAAGCACTATATGAACGAATAAGTAAATTCGAGGGAATGGACGCACCAACCAAAGTAGCACAAACCACAGTAGCAGGCGATGACTTACAACCAATAACCCTATCAAACCTAACCGATGACGAGCTTAGAACACTTGCTGAATTGCAACGTAAGAGCGGAATTAGCTAGGCGAAACTTTAGAGACTTTGTTGCCTACCTCAAACCCGAATACATATTTAAAGATTTTCACGACTATATCATTTCGAGGCTAGAAGCCTTTGAACGTGGCGATATAAAGAAACTGATGATATTCATGCCACCGCAACATGGAAAATCGGAGCTAACAAGTCGTATATTTCCTGCTTACTTACTTGGCAAAAATCCAAAGAGAAAAATAATCATTAGTTCGTATAGCGCTACCATCGCTCACGAATTTGCCCGAGATACAAAAAACAATATCAACTCAATTGAATACAGAGATATATTCGACACTAGGATAGGGGCCATCAAGCAAAACGATGGTAGTTATTCCGATTCTAGTTCGTATTTCCATACATCACCACATAAAGGATTTGTATATGCCGTTGGGCGTGGAGGCTCTATCACATCCAAGACAATTGACATAGGTATTATTGACGATCCGTTGAAAGGACGTGAGGAGGCTATGAGCATGACCGTAAAAACTAAGCTATGGGATTGGTATATCAACGATTGGCGCACTAGGATGCACAACAATAGTCAAGAATTACTAATTCAAACAAGATGGGACACAGACGATTTAGGAGGCAAGCTACTTACCAAAGAGCCCGAGCAATGGGAGGTTATTTGTTTTCCTGCAATAAAGACTGCTGATTATTCCGAATACGACAAGAGAAAGGAGGGGGAGCCATTGTTTCCCGAAAAACACAGCCTAGAAAGGATTTTAGACGTTAAGTCAAAATCGGAGGTGACATTTAACTCATTGTACCAACAGGACCCTAAACCCGATACGAATGTATTAGTGCATCCTAATTTCGTTAAGGTTAAAGAATTTCCGTTGAAATCAATCGAGCGATGGATTACCGGTATAGATTACGGTTACACAAACGACCCTACAGCGATTGTCAAAATTGGCATATGGGGCAATAAAAGATATTGGCAATGCTTAACCTACGAACCTGGAATAAGCCCCGAAAACATACACAAGATTCTTGTAATGCACGGATTACACCAATCACCGATATATAGCGAGCATGATGTAGAGATGGTAGCAAAATTGAGGCGTATGGGATTAGGCGTATCATTAGCTAATAAATCAATTTATGCAGGAATTTTAGAAGTAAATCAGCACGAGAACTATTATCTCGAAAATGATAAGTGGGTAGATTTTGAGGTTAAAAAATATCAATTCATCACCATAGGAGAAATAATATTGAACGACCCAGTTGATAAAGACGACCACGCGATGAATGCTGGGAGATATGCTGTTTACACCGATGCGTTACAAAAAACAGGAAGATAAAAAAGCCTACCAAGTATGGCAGGCGTTCTCAACTAATAAATAAACAACATGAATCATCACAAAATTATATAAAAAAAATTAATAAATTGTATTAATTAAATATTTATTATTAATTTTGTTTTCAAATGATAAACTATCTATGCTCTTGTGGTAAAATCCTATTCAAGGGATGGTTATCGAAAGGCAGTAAGGTAGAGATAAAATGTAAGTGTTGCAAGGCAATACGGACAATTGAGGTCCAGTAGTACCTAGAGTACAAATAGGCACTAGATGCCAAACAGAGCCATAGAGCTCAACTTTTTTTAATTAATTAAAAAGTAAGTTTGGCAAACGCAATAATTAAGTTAGGATTAGCGATAGAAGCAGTAAGAACTGTTTTTGCCACTAATAAATCCGCACCGCTTGAGGTGTCTGATTCTTATTCTAGCGAAGGTATAGCAATTGCAAATGATAGATTTTTTGAAATACTAGGGAACTCCGTATTTTTTGAATCCTACAACACCGCCTCTAAAACAGCTAAGGTGTATAAAGAATGCCCACCACTCAATTTCATACTTAATCAAAAAAATCTCCAACTCACTAACGGTAATCTAGTATGTAATCGAGTGTATGAGAATGGTAAAAAAACACCGGTACGCAATCCACAGTTTACCGATATTATCAACTATCCTAATCCGATAGAAACCGGTAAGCAATTCATAGGCAGGCTAAATACGATATTAAAAATATTCAAGTATTGCCCAGTGCTCAAGGTTTACGCATCAGGATTTGAAGATGAAGGACCTAGGCAGTTATGGATTTTACCACCTCACAAATGTAGAATCACATTAAAAAAGAATGTCAGCTTTCCCGATTCTATACATGACCTAATTGAAAAGTTTGAACTGCTTGGGAATAATGGAATGTACACCACGCTAGACCATAAGAATATTTATTTCTATACCTCAAGCGATGTAAGCATAGAGGGTGATGCATTGCCCGAATCGTTACTTGAAACCTACAAATACACGATTAATAATATCATCAAGAACTATGAATCAAGAGGTGTTATTACCGAGCGTAGAGGTGCATTGGGCATATTGTCACCCGATGGCAAAGACGCAGCAGGCCCAATACCAACAAACAATATCGAGAAGACGCAATTACAAAATGATTATCGCAAGTACGGTCTATCAAAGGATCAATGGCAAATAATCATTAGCACCATCCCAATGAAATTCACGCCAATGTCAATGAATATCAAAGACTTGATGTTATTGGAACTAGCGATTGACGATATTAAAACATTGTGCATGGCCCTAGGCTTTGAGTTTAACCTCACGCCATGGGGAAGCGACACAGCCTTTGCAAATAAGAATATTGGGGAGAAGCGACAATACCAAGACTTCACAATTCCCGAGGCCGAAAACTTAATGTTTCAATTTACCGACTGTACAGGTGTTGATGCGAAGGGTTTTGAATACAGCCTTGATTATAGTCATGTGCCTTGCTTACAAGCTGATGAAAAAGAGAAAGCAGAGGTTAGGCGCAATAATGTCAATAGTATTTCCATGCAAATGTCAAGAGGTTTAATCACCTATGGCAGAGCAATGGAGATTCTAGGTGAAGCAGATAGCACACCTGCAGACATGGCAAAGAAATTCATTTGGGAGCTACCCGAGGAAATACAAGCACTGTATAAAGTCGCACAACCTACTGATAATAATAATTCACAAAATCAAAATAGTAATAATGGCAACGGAAACTAAATACAGATGTGTATGTGAGCACACCATGACCAATGGCACCACTCATAAGCGTGGTGAAATTATTACCGCTAGCCAATACGCGAATAGCGATAAAAGATATTGGGTAAAAGTACTTGAAGACAGCGTATTGGACGCAATAAAAGCAGGCCGAGAGAAGATGGTTAACCAACAAACAATAATTACAAAATGATACCACAATTCGCAACTAAAGAGGATCTGTTTAAATTCTTAAAGGCTAATAAGTCACTGCTTATTAATGAAAAGAAATCAGCGACAAAATATGCTGATGCCGTGTCATTTGTAACGAATGGCAACAACGATTCAAAGGTAAGTGCCGACAAAGATGCCGGAGTGATAGACAATACCGATGTGTCTAAAATTGTAGTTCGTGCGGTGATCAACACTACGAAGATAATTGATTCGCACATGGATTTGCACGTTGACGGACTTTGGAAAAAATCGCTTGCTGAAAATAAAAATATCTATCACCTGCAGGAACATCAAATGAAGTTTGACAAAGTGATTAGCGACCAGGTTAACGCGTACACAAAATCAATGTCGTGGAAATCATTAGGCTATGATTATGAAGGTAGCACACAGGCACTTGTATTTGATTCTACAATTGAAAAAGAGCGCAACGCATTCATGTATGACCAATACACGAAGGGTTTTGTAAAGAATCATAGCGTGGGGATGCGATACGTGAAAATGGAAATGGCTATCAATTCAGAATCCAAATGGTACGAGGATGAGAAGGCTACATGGGATAAGTATATCAATACCGTGGTGAATAAAGACGTGGCAGAAAATGAGGGGTATTTCTGGGTAGTTACCGAGGCGAAGGTTTTAGAAGGTAGCGCAGTATTAGTAGGCTCTAACCAAGCCACACCAACAATTTCAATTAGCGGAGCCGACAAGTTCACTCCACCAATTATAGAGCCGTCCGAGGACACTCAAAAACCCGATCTAAATAAAATTTTCAAACAAATTAAATTCTAAAAAAGAAATGAAAAAACTAACAGATGCTGAAATAAAAGCAGCAAATGAAAAAGCGGAAGCCGCATTCCAAGAATCCATAAAAGGACTGAATGACGAGCAAAAAGCAACAGTTACGGCCGCACGTGACCAATTCAAAGCAGTACAGGCCGAAATGGAAGCCAATATGATTTCCAAAGAAGATGCCGAGCAAATCACCAAGACTGCAGTTGATGCCGCTAGTACCGAACTAAAAGCCATCATTGAGGACTTGAAAAAGAAAACAATGAATCTAGGTGTGACCGTGAGCAATATCAAGAATAATGGAGGTGTAAATACTGCAGTTTCTAAAGTTGAGCAAATCGCACAGGCCGTAAAAGAGAACAAATCAGACCTATCCGAAATCGCAAAAGGTGTAAGTTCAAAAGAAGTGGTATTGAAGGCAAATACTACACGTTCATCCATTGCAACAACATTAGAATCTCATGTTATTGCCGGAATCGGCCAACTAGGCAGAATCGCAAGAAGCCTATATGATGTAGCAACTAAATTGATTGTTGGAGATAGTAACAATCAAGGTATTGTTTCCTATGTAGATTGGGACGAAGACACAGTTTCAAAAGCCGCCGCGATGGTTGCTGAAGGTGGTGCATTCCCTGAATCAACTGCTGCATTTAAAGGTTATACATTACCGCTTCGTAAAGTGGGTGATACTTTGCCGGTTACTGATGAATTTTTTGAAGATGAGGCCCTTTGTGCATCTGAATTGGAAATGTTTATTGAGAACAATGTTGATTCTGTTATTGACGACCAAATTGTAAACGGTGATGGTACAGGCCAAGAATTAACAGGCTTACTAGCTTCTGTTAGCGAGCATACAGCAACTGCATTATCAATTCCAGGCGCGAATATTTACGACCTTGGAACTAAGATGGAGACAGCTATCACATCTACAAGAGGTTCAAAATACAAGCCTAATTTCTGGGCTATGAATAAGAACACAATCGACAGATTGATTCTAAATAAGAATGCCAATGAAGATTATCAATTCCCTCCAAATCATCCCATCTACTCTCGTATTGTTGAGGATAACAATATCGCAGATAATGTTATGGTAGTGGGCGATGGACGTTATATGAGAATCTACGAAAAACCAGGTGTTGTAATTTCTAAAGGTACTATCAATGCTCAATTTACAACCGATTTAAGCACATTAAAAGCTCGTAAGCGATTATTGTTTTTGATTCGTCACGTTGACGCAACAGGCTTCTTAAAATGTACAGACATAGACGCTGCATTACTTGTAATGGAAGGCGCAGTAATCGTTTAATCTTTCATAAATAAAAACTTAAAAAAATGGCAACCCCTAAAAAATCCGCACATAAGAAACCTACTAAGGCAATTGTAAAAGATGCACCCATTGTAAAAGATGCACCACAAGAAACCACCACCAAGGCAAAAAAAGAAATTGTTTTTGTCGAAGTCGTTGGATTGGCAGGTGGCGTATTAAAGGAAGGCGTTAAATACAGATACCCCGAAAAGTCCGCAAATGTGCTGATTTCTAAGGGGTATGCCGAATTAATTAATTAAAAAAAAATTCATAAAACAAAATGAAAAAAATCCTTATGGTGACGCTGACACTTATTTCAGCACTTGCATTTGACAGCGCAAATTCGCAAATTTTAATGTATCGCAATACCGATACAACCTCAAGCGGTCAAGCGACAACCGCTACCATTACCACAGGCACCACAGACACGCTCTATGATGCTAACACGTTGTATTCGTTCTATACCAAGGTTGGGGCCTTGAATGCGTCCACAGTAGCTAATTACATGATTACTTTCAATGTAACAAAAATTTCAGGCTCTGGCACAGCCAAGGTATTTCTACAAGGCTCTACAGATGGTATCGTTTGGCGCAATGTCAACGCCTCAATGTTGGGTACAGATGGCTATAATTCTGATACACTTAATATCGCAGCAGCTACAACAACTCCAGGCGTTAATTACACCTATTCATCTACCAATGGTAGTGGTGTATTAAGGCCTACGTTAAGCGCAGCAGTATATTACGTCAATGGCTCTAGGTACTTGTATTTTAGGGTAAAGATTATTGGCGCAGGAACACAGGCCACATTGTATAAGAACTTCAAACTATATACATTCTATTAGTAGTGGCCAACATTACGACATATGAGTTATTTGTAGGTGAAATAAACATCCCTAACATCGCACCATCACAAACAGATGCCGATGCTCTTGAATTGTTTATTAATCAGTATGAACCGCAATTGTTGAGTGAGGTCCTTGGCTATACACTAGCTAAGGACCTCCTTACTGCGTTTAATGCAGGGGCTACTAGTGGCGCACTTTATCGCCTATGGAATGGTGCAGAGTTTACCGATAAACATGGTCGTGCAAACGTATGGCCTGGTTTCTTAACCGTTGGATGGTCGCTTATTGCTTGCTATATCTATTGCAAATGGCAAGAAGATTCAGCATCCCATACAACAGGTGTAGGCGAAAAGGTAAGCAACTCGGCAAACGCTACCAACTTAGTCGTAAGCGGTAAAATGTCAAAGGCTTGGAACAAAATGGTAAAACTGTTGCTAATCATGGATGATTACCTAGTGCAAAACGCTAGCGATTATCCTAATTATCAAGGTAGGTCAAGTTGGTGTGCTGATTACGGTAATGGTAGATTTTATCAAAAAGGAAATTGTTTAGGTATATAATGGGAAAAACGTATCAAAATATTCCAATTGCAACTCCCGATATTTTACGGGAGATTGTAGCCGAGGTGTCAAGCAACTTGGCGAGCGAAAGCAGTTTGGATATTTCGCAAGTCTCATTTATGCACGGTACGTTATTGGACATAAATAATGAGTTGGCAAGTAAATCAAAGAATCCAAATGAGAAGGGGTTAACCTTCCCATTGGTGATTTTCCTTTACAAAAGTGACGAAAAGTTTACCGACAAATATAACAGTACCTTAGACCTAGAAATATTGATATGTACAAGCACCAAGCCTACATATTCAAACGATGATAGGTACACTAATAATTTCCTTCCAATCCTTTACCCGATCTACGCCGAACTTAAAGAAGCAATAGGACGTAGTAAATATTTTTGGGGTTACAAAAAAACCTTTGGGCATACAAAAACGGATTTACCGCATGCAGGGCAGGAATCAACCAATGGCCCGGTAGCTTACAATTTTAGCGTACCAATTGACGCGATAATGCTTAGTAATGTAAACCTAAAGGTAAGCCGACCGAAATGCGCCTATGTAGCACCTAATCTATGCGTACTTACTCCATGCCCCTATGGCCTAGAATTGTACGACTATACCATATTCAAGAACGTAACATTTGATGGAATTGGCACCGATACTATTACGGCCTCCGTTAATGATTACGCCTATTTATATGGGAGTGGCGGACTTCCTGCACCATTTGCACCGGAAATCAATTTTAAAGGATTTGGGGCCTATACAGAAATGGATGATCCAACAGCACCGGCGACAGTACCGTTTACTGCAAGTTTTAATATTGCAAGTTTACCTGCTGACGGTGAGTATGTTGGTGAAATTAGATTTGGGAATGCGCACGTTCAATTTTATTACAAAGTTGAGGCAGGCATTATCATCAAGCTAATGACGCTAATCGTACAAGACGCTGATTTTAGCATTCTATGTGCCGATTTTCCTGCTTATCCGGTTACAATTAATTCGCAGGTTACAATTGAGAGCTACACGACAGAACCGGCAGTGTTGGACCGATATGTTTTAGACATATTCGGCGTAAACAAAGTTGATACATCGTTTAGCCTTACCGACAGCCACGAATTAGAGACGGTTACGACACTAGTTCACATGGGGGCGAATCAGTCAATTACAAACACCTATTACGCAGGAAGCCATACAGCAATTGAAAATAAATCTATCTACAAAACTCGATGTAAGACACAATTTTAAATAATAAAATAAAAAAAATAATAAAATGCAAAAAACACAATTTGATATAATGAACTGCACAACGGATGTGAAAAACACCGGTGTTGTATCATGTGCATTTGACCCCTCTAACATTGAGGCTAATTTGCTCATGAAAAAAGGTACAGTGATTACACCTGCGCAGGCATTAGTGTATGAGGCTACCTTTAGCGCAATGCTTGCAAATGATACCAAGTCATTGAGAGCTCATTTAATACAACGCTTCGAGGGATGCGAGGATAAGAAAACCGACGGTGTTTATACTGAAAGTCCATTTGGCATTCGTCGAAAGGTACGTAACGGTAAATACGGTTGGAGATGGGAATATAAGGATGGCGGATTAGGCCTTCATACCAAACTTGCCACATTTGACAATAAGCAAAACCTTTACGATGTATTGCTAGTCGATACCGTGAACAATGGCTTTTGGGGATGCGCAAGTGGCAACGACTTGAAAGGTTTCAAACTTGCTTTAATCGATGTACCAAACTTCGACCTTAACAACGGTCAAGAAACATCGAAGTACTATTGGGAGATCATGTTGGATGATGAAAAGGAAATCAACTTGCGCCCTAGATTCTTGAAACTACCTGATGATGTGTCAGTACTTGACGTATTTGCGTCATTGATTGATACTGAAATGACTGTCGCTACTGCGATGGATGCTACAGGTTTAGTTTCATTGAAATTCACTGCAGGAAACGGAGCTGTAAATCTTGCGGATGATTACAACGGTACACTCGATGAACCTACGTTGTACACTGCTACTGATGCCGACACAGGCGCAAATCTTGATATTGATTCTGTTGCTTACAATGCTGCAACTAAGAATATTGATTTGCAACTAGACGCAACGGACCCCGACTTCCCTGCGAGTGGTGCTAATATCAAAATCGAATTTGGCGCAGTTAGCGACATTGAGACCGC